CACGTGCCACGTGTCACCGACTACGTCCTTCGTGAACTCCTCGAAGCGCTCGAGATCGTTCTTCAGGAGTACCTCAGCTTCTTCCTCGGTGATGCCGGTGCCCTCCTCGTCCGGGTCCACTGCCCTGCCCCAGCCGATCGTTTGAACGCCGGACGTGCACCGGTACACGGTACTCGAGAACCCTTCATGCACTTTGATGCTCTCGATCAGGTTATCCGAAATCATTTCCGTTTCTCCATCTGATAGGCACGGGCTTTCGACATCGCGCGGTTACCGAACCAGAACGCCATGATCGCGGAGAAGATTGCCGCGGTCTCATCGTCCCAGGCATTCGCAAGGGCCGTTGACCAGTCGACGTTCTGATGCACGATCATCGCGTAAACCATCGAGCCCTTGATCGCGGCGAATAGCGCGAAGAACAGATATGTAATGACAGGCCGGACGCTGCCACGCAGCGCGTTTACGAACTTGCCGCTGTCGAGAGACTGATCGTGCGCGTATAGCCCGGCCGTCTCGGCGATCTCTGCCTGCGCGTCGAGCTCCTTGATCTTGAGATCCGATAGTTGCGCCGCGTACTTGGCCTTCGCCTCGAGCATTGCCAGTTCCTGCTTATTGGCCTGGTTCTGCTTGAAGTAACCGAGGACCTCCGGAACGATCGATGTCCCAAAGCCCAGCAGCGTGCCCAGGAGAGCGATCATTTACGCTTCGCCTGGGTGTATGAGGTTGCGCCAAAGTAGACCGCGACCAGGCCGCTGAGCGACATGAAGGCCATATCGAATGCAGCGAGGCTTCCGTACTTATCCGGGTTCACCAGCATCGCCAGCAGCATCGCCAGCATCATGCCGAGTGCGGACCAGCACATGCGGCGCCGGTTTACCTGATAGGCTGCGCGGTCAGGGATATTTTCGTCAGTCATCATTCGCCCTTTCGAACATCGGAGACAGGGATATGTTTGGAGTTATGGATGTGGAGCTGGTGATCGACGTCCTTCCTCAATTGCGTAACCATGCATTTGAGGCCCTCGAGCTCGCGGGCAGCCCTCTCACGTTCTGACGGGCTTAGCATCCCGGCGAGCACGGAGACCCTTTGGTCTGTAAGCTCCGCCTTATCGATCCGGGTATCCATAGCGCGTAACCTTTTTTCCACGTCTATGAGGGTGGTCAGGATAGAACCCACTTGATAGCGGACCACAGCGAAGGCGCCCGCCAGCGACGCCAATGTCGAACCCAGACTGATCAGGAGCTTAGTGTCGTCCATCAATCGCGACCCGTGACACGTTTCACGGTCTCCGTTTCCCAGATCCGTATCGCGAGCCAGATGATCGAGAACAGCGCTGCCGCGTCAGGTAGCAGCGCGAGCCAGGATCCGAAACCTGTACCGACCGCGGCGGCATCGATAACAATCTTTTGATCAGTCATCCTTACGCTCCGAAATTTTGTTCGGGAGTTTCGGCACCACCCACTCCCAGTTCTCACCCATAACGAATATGCAGATGACCGGCTGACCCGGCGGCGAGACGGTCAGGATAAATGTGCCGTTTGTATTGACGCCGAGCTTGATCAGACCCTCTTCAGCGAGACCGTAGCCGCGGGTCGTTGCGAGGCTTTCGAGTGCCGAGCTTTCTTTCATGAAGCACGGGAGTTCGTGCGCGTGCGGCTTCCGAAAACACAGCGTTATCGTGAGCAAAACCACCCCGAACAGAAGCCACACGCGCCCGCTCATTTTTGTTTCTTCGCTGGGCGAGTGAGACGCCAGACCTTTTCGACGATGGGTCTCGGGGTCGACTGCATGTCCGCGAAGAATTTCTGCACGGCCTCACCACGCATCGGATTTGGGTTCACGCCGAAGCGCTTAACCATCTCTGCTTGAAGTCCAGGATCGCGCATCGTGTTGATAAAAGCGCGACGAAGAACAAGCAGGTCCGACGGTCGTGTGCGCGGTGAAGCGAGAACCGGTCGGCTTAGTATGTCCACGCCGAAAACGAACTGAGCCATCTGACGCTGCTCTTTCGTTTTCAGTAGCCCGGACAACGGCGTCACCTTCGCGAACATCTTTGACCGGCGAGTAACGTCTAGCTGAACGACAGCACCAAGGTCGCCCCGCTGCCAATGCTGCGCGTAGCTGGAACGGATCGAGCTTTCGAAGAAGCCGCACGCGCCGTGGATCTCACCTGCCTGCATCGCACGCATTGCTTTCCTGGTGCCGCGGTACCCTTGGATCACAGTGATGTTTGCGCCCAGCACATTTTTGAGGAACAGCGGATAGGTGCTCATCGTGCTGTTGGGAGAAGCTGCACCGAATATGATTGGGTGCTTTGCTGCACGCAGATCCGCGAAAGATTTGATCGATCGTCCTGCGCCTTTCCAGACGCCGCACGAATTCACGTCCGTGTACATGTTGCCGACGTACTTAAAATCAGTCGGCCGGAAACGGATCTTACGTTTTCCGTAGACGGCCATCTGCATGACGGCCGGGTGAAAGAAGCCGATGTCGAACCGCGTCGGCATCACGGCCTTGTGCATATACCCGACTAGTTTGGCGGTGCCGGCGCCAGGCTTGTTTCTGACGATTACGGCAGGCTGACCTGGGAGGTGCTTCCCGTAATACTTAGCGAAGACGCGCGCAGATGCGTCGTACCCGCCGCCGGGGTTAAAACCAACCCACACGTTTACGGGCTGCTTTGCATGCACTGTGCATGCGGCCAATAAAAAAGGCGCCGCAAGGGCGCCGAACAGAAACTTATTCAAAGTTCTCTCCTACGTTATGCCAACGCGGCGCAGTAGCCGACGCTCTGTTGGCGAAAAGTCAGTTCTCGCGTGCTGAGTGCAGCGATTGTCCCAGACGATCAGATCGCCGGGACGCCACCTGTGTTGATAGCTCGGTTCTTCTTCAATCCACTCGAGGATATCGCGCAAATAGCAATCCACGCAGATATCGGTTTCGTGAGAAACGCCGAAGCTCTCAATTTCTTTCGAGTGCAGACGGTTCAGATAGATCAGTTCTCGACCTGTCTCTTCGTGCCGCTGCACTATGGGATGACGCGCAGATAGCTCGACGCCATCGAATGCGCGGGTGTAACTGAACAGCGCGGTGCGACCGTTCTTCTTCAGCCGCTCACGGTCCTCGTATATTTCAGGGCGCTCATACACGTCGTACATATTTACGAACAACGTATCGCCGCCCTCGTCCGGCACCTCCAGCGCATAGAGCGCGGTCGCCTTTAGTGGCTGCGGCATAAACGAACTATCGGAATGAAAGGCTACAGGCCCATCGCCTAGCGCGCCGCCCTCGCAATTCCCGACCAGCATTACCTCGGGCCTCTGGTCAGGCAGGTCGTCGGTGCGTGGCTTGTCCTGCCAACGCGGCGTACCAAAATACCGGGAAAACTCGACCTGCTGCGGCTCGGTTAAATCCTGGTTGCGGAACACCAGCACAAGGTGTTCGAGCCATGCGTCGTAAAGCGCAACTTGATCCGCAACATCGAGCGGCTTGGACAAGTCAACGTCCCAAACTACCGCCCCCAGGCTGTCATGCAGGCGGTCAATAATCATTGAGTTCGATCAACGCACTGACGATAGCGGTCAAAGGTGTGTATGCGGCTGGATCAGCGGTAGCAAAACTACTGTCATATTGTGCTAACCGCGCAAGTTCCTGATCTTTCTGTCGCCCGCTTAAATCGGTACGACGTTCCAGAAAATCCTCATACAAGCACTCGCGGCAGATATGCGAATTGCTACCGTCAGGCGGATGGTATTCGTCACACTCTTTCTCACGCAGGTCTCGCAGTACCGAAGGTAGCGCCTCTAACTGTTCGAACCTGCCAGTGATGATTTCGCCAAGCGGACGCCAGACCTGCGCCATCCACTCAGCGGGGTCGGTCGGGTTCATAAAGTCGATTGCAGTTTGAAGCGTCGGATGCCCCGCGCAGTACACGTCAACGTCGCGGTCGAACAAACGATTACGGACATCACTCAGCCGCACAGGCAGCAAGTCGAACGCCCACTGCTCCCGGCTGTATCCTCGCACTACAGCATCAGGCTGAACGCTATCTAAAATCTGCTCCTGCTTTTCCCAACGGGGTAGGATTTTTCCAACGTCCCACGACCTATCAAACCCGATACGAACTCTTTCGAGCTGTTCCGCTGCTTCAGGTAGCGTTCCTGTTTCCTCCCAAAACGTGAAGTCGCGCACGTTGGTTTTTAACCAATCGACCATTGCCAGCGCGGCTACACGCTTTCGGTCCTGCGCTTCGAAAACTTCAGTATGCCTGTATGCGTGAATTTCGTGATCGGTTTCATCAAGGTATCGCCACAAGGCGTAGGTCGAATTGATGCCGCCAGAAAACGGAATAAGAATTTTAGCCATTACCCAACCGTCCCGTTGTATGTGCCTGAGCCGTTGCCGTGCGTTACAGTTAAGCCGGATTTATTGAGAGCCTTACCTGCCGTGCCCCCAGCGCCGCCTGCCTGTCCTGAGCCAGCAGTGACAACAATCGGGCAACTACCGCCAGGGTAGCTGCCGCTACCACCTGTTCCGCCGGCCGTGCCGTTCTGTCCCATACATGAAGCGCCAGCGGTCCCGTTGCTGCCAGTGCCTCCAGCGCTGCCATAAACCGCGCCAGAAAACGAGCAACTGCAAAAACCTTTTGAGTCACAAGTCTGAGGTCGCCGAGCCCCTGCCGAGCCACCCGAGCCTCCCCGCCCAAAACCGCCACTGCCGCCGCCGACGGTCCCGTTATTGACGACCTCGTAGGTGCCCGTGCCAGAGGTTATTTCGAAGAGGATTGCGTCGGTTCCGTTGCCGCCAGCCGCTCCGTTTGATGCACCATTGGCTCCGTCAAATCCGCAGAAGGTAGCGCCTGATGCAATGTTGATGGTCAGGTTTGACGCCGCGTTCAAAGCACCAGTTCGCATGGCCGGGTTGCCGCTCGTCGCCGTGATAGCAACGCCGCTCGCTACGTTGACGATGATCGCCGTTGTGTCACTTCCCGCGCTGTATCCCGCAGCGGTTGCCAAGGTGAGAATATTCACGTCTGACGTATTCGACGTGATGTCGAGCGTAATATCGTTTATTGCGTGTCCGCCTTGGACGGCAGGCATAAACATCAGCTTAGCTCAGCTTCTTAACAGTAAGGTGGCTGAACGAACCTATAACTGTGCAATACAGAAAATAGTCGTCTCCATTCCCAGTTTCGTAGGTATCTCCGTCTGTCTTGGTAAATCCGGAACTTGTAATGGCGCCGGCGCTGGCGTTGTTGGTTACCTGCAAAATAACGGTGGCGGAATTTGATGTGGGCGCCAGGGTGAATGCTCCCCCATTGACGCACTTCTGCAAGTTCCCATTAGCCTCATCCAGCGTGGTGGTGCCGCTGCTAATCGTTCCTAAATCGTGAACCGTCGCAGCAAAGCCAGCCGTGAGTACGTCGGCAGTGTCAGCCTTCAACGTATCAGCATCGAAAGCCTGGACATCGGAGCCGATCGCTACGCCGAGGTTTGTCCTCGAGGTCGATTTGTTGCTCAATGAATTGAGATTATCCGCCGCCGTCAGGAAGCTCGACGCATCGACCGCCGCGTCCTGCCAGGAGCTGCCGTTGTAAACGCGAATGACGTTTGACGACGTATTGAAATACAGGTCACCGGCATCGAGGCCGCTTGATGGATCGCTTGATGAAGCGCCATGATATTGACCCTGAAAAGTGCTAAGCGACGAGGCCGCAGAAGTAGCCGATGACGCCGCAGATGTGGCAGATGAGGCCGCCGCTGTCTGGCTTGCGGAGGCTGCTGCCTGAGCAGTTTCACTCGCAGTCTTTGCGGTTTCGGCATCGTTCTTATGACTAAGCGCAGATGCAGCAGAAGTCGATGCCTCAGCCGCCTTGGTCGTCGCCGTGGCAGCCGATGTGGTCGCGGACGAGGCGGATGACGTCGCAGATGACGCCGATGAGGACGCAGATGTAGCCGATGACGCGGCCGCTGTCTGGCTCGACGCCGCTGCTGCCTGAGCGGTTTCGCTCGCAGCCTGAGCGGTTTCGGAAGCGGTCTTCGCAGTTTCGGCATCGTTTTTATGGCTAAGGGCAGATGCGGCAGAGGTCGATGCCTCGGCAGCTTTTGTCGTCGCCGTTGCGGCATCGGTGCTCGCAGATGTAGCCGATGACGCGGCCGCCGTAGCGCTCGCCGCCGCAGCGGTAGCCGATGTGCTCGCAGCTTCACTGTCGACGATCTTGTCCCACTTCGCTGCGTCTGTATTTGAGGTGAGCGGCT